TGATAATACAACAGGAGCTTCCAATGTCGCTGTTGGAAACCAAGCCTTAGAGGATAACACAGCGTCTAATAATACTGCTCTAGGGTATGAGGCACTTCGCCTCAACACCACCGCAAGTAACAACACTGCGGTTGGGTATCAAGCTGCGTACACTAATACTACAGGAACAAGGCTAGTTGGTTTGGGCCGCAGAGCTTTGTACAACAACACTACGGGTAGTGATAATATAGCAATGGGCTACAACTCTCTGTTGTCTAATAGCACAGGCGCAAATAACACTGCACTTGGTTCATATGCTCTCACTGCCAACACCACCGCAAGCAACAACACAGCAGTTGGATACCAAGCTGGTTATAGTAATACTACTGGAGAGTATAACACGGCGGTTGGGGCGCAGGCACTAGATGCGAACACCGTAGGATACCGAAACGTAGCGATAGGTTACACAGCCCTTACATCTTCCGATGCGGATGACAACACCGCTATTGGCTATGGTTCAATGAACCTTACCACATCGGGAACAGACAGCGTTGGCGTTGGTGGATATACACTAAACCAAACCACAACGGGTTATAGTAATGTTGCAGTTGGTTTCTCAGCTTTAAGAAATAACACCACCGCCAGCGAAAACACTGCGGTTGGCAAAAGTGCATTGCATTACAACACGACTGGCGCAGAGAATACGGCGGTTGGCTATAAGGCTATGGAGGACAATACCACAGGTACCTATAACGTAGCCTTGGGGCGTTTAGCATTGGCTAACAACACCACCGCCAGCGAAAACACTGCGGTTGGGTATCAGGCTTTGTATACAAATAACGCACCAAGTGTAACGGGTATTGGCTACCGTGCGGGTTATTCTAACACAGGTGATAAAAACGTCTTTGTTGGAACAGATGCAGGTTTTGACAATACCTCTGGTCGTTTGAATACGTTTGTCGGGAACGATGCAGGTCAAAACAATACTACCGCATCTAACAACACGTTTATCGGTCAATCGTCAGGTTTTTCAACCACGACAGGCGCATCCAACACAGCAGTTGGGGATCAGTCCCTTATCTTCAACACCACCGCAAGTAACAACACAGCAGTTGGGTATAAGGCTGGGTATAGTAATACTACGGGTGATTTGCAAAGTGCGTTTGGAAGTCTTGCATTATACTCCAATACGACAGGTGCGAGAAACAACGCCTTTGGTCGTGAAGCACTGTATGATAACACCACAGGTAATTATAACTCTGCTTTCGGCAATCAGACATTGTGGGAGAATAGCACAGGCTCTAACAACTCTGCCTTTGGTTATCAGGCCCTCCTCAACAACACCACCGCCAGCCAAAGCACTGCGGTTGGGTATCAGGCTGGATACAGCACCACCACTGGACACTCTACTGCGTTTCTGGGTCGAATGGCTGGATTTTCAAATACCACAGGTGTTCAAAACACATTTATTGGCGAGCAGTCAGGATATTATGTATCCACTGGCTCCAAGAACACCATCCTAGGCCGTTACTCAGGCAACCAAGGCGGCTTGGACATCCGCACCTCAAGCAACAACATCGTGCTGTCGGATGGGGATGGTAACGTAAGGGCGCACTGTGACTCAAGTGGTACTTGGACAGGCGTTGGCAGTAGTACAACCGCTGGTGATGTTGGTACTTATGCTATGGCTGGTGGACTATCGTTTACTTCTCAATTTGGTGACACAAGAGCGGGAAGCTCTATAAGGCCTAGAAGCCCAGTGGACCATGGGACTTATGGTTACTTAACAGGAACATGGCGGTGTATGGGGTATCACCAATATGAAACTAATTGGAATGCAGGCAACACAACCATTTGGGTAAGGATTTCATAATGAGCATAACAATCACAGAAGTCCGTAATGCGGCATCACTTCAGTCTGACAACCTCCGCATGGACGTAGAGATTAACCACCCCAAGTTTGGTTGGATACCATACACTCTTGATCCGTCTGACACGGACACAACTATCAACAACGATGAGGTCATGGCTCTAATTGGTACGGACTTCACAGCTTACGTTGCACCTACTCAAGAAGAGATTGATGCAGTTACAGCAGGGCAAGTTCGTGCAGAACGTGATCGTATCCTCACTGCAGTAGTCGATCCCTTAGTATCTAACCCACTCCGTTGGGCTGATCTGACTGAGGCTGAACAAACTGAATGGTCACAGTACAGGACTGATCTCTTAAATGTCCCACAACAATCGGGCTTTCCAAATACAATCACATGGCCCACTGAACCGTCATAAGGAGAATAACAAATGACTGATACACCTACTACAGAAGAAATCGCACAGCACTACACAGCGATGGGCCACTCAGTTGACTTGATTAACGCAGGACAACCAGAGGACATGGACGATGCCGATTGGGCTGACACAGTGTCACGCAATGTTGAGCATCTACAGCTAATGGTGGCTAAAGACTTCTGGACTACAGAAGACATGACTGCCGCTAATGCTGCAATCGCAGCTAACTCGTAACCCAAACTTAAAGGAGACTTAGTGATGGCTAAAAATGACAAAACACCAATCACGGTCAACGACATCGAATACATTGTTGAAGACATGACAGACGAGCAGAAGACATTGCTTAACCATGTGAATGACCTTGGTCGTAAGCTGGACAATGCTCGCTTCAACATGGATCAACTTGCAGTGGGGCGTGATGCTTTTGTTGCACGGTTGGCTAACTCTCTGGAAAACCCAGAGGAAGATGCTGCATAGTAAAATAAAACTTGGGTAAGGTATAGTAACGACATGGAGAACGTAAAACTTCCTATTGCTCTTGTTGCAGCTATGGCTGTCCAGCTTGCAGGTGGAGTATGGTGGGTGTCTCAGCAGGCATCTACTATCTCTAGCCTAGAGGAGACTGTCAGTCAGCTTGGCTCACGTATGGCTATTGAGGACAACATTAACCTCAAGCGTGACGTTGAAGGCAATGGCGTAGAGATACAGTACGTATGGAGTGACATAGAAGAGTTATGGGATGAGCTTGCCTCTATGACTTTAGCTATCAATGAGATCAATAAACTCAAGCAACGTATAGCCGTTATGGAGAGTGAGCTACGATACATCAACCGTGACCATAGAGACATGGCAAAGTAAAGTGGTTGATCCTTTTACAGCTATGGCTGCAGCTACTACAGCGTACAACGGTATTAAGAAAGCTGTATCCGTAGGTCGTGAGATTAGTGCTATGACAGGTGCAGTCTCTCAGTGGTCTAAGGCAGTAAGTGACCTAGACTTCTTGGAGGACAAAGCTAAGAACCCTCCTATGTACAAGATGTTTAGTGACACCCAGTCTAACGCACTGGAGATTTGGTCACAAAAGCAGAAGCTCAAAGAGATGCGAGAAGAGCTTAGGTCACACATCTCTTGGACGTATGGCCCTAGTGCATGGGAAGAGATAGTACGTATAGAAGCAAAGCAACGTAAAGAACAACGTGAGCTAGTCTACAAGAAACAAGAGTTCATAGATAACTGTATTAACTGGGCTGTAGGTATTGCAGTATTACTAGCAGGTGCAGGTACGTTGATCCTACTATTATTCTTCTTAGGTGTGCAGCAAGGCAAGTGGTAAGTATTGACAAGTAGGTCAAAAACTGTTATAACTTAATCATCCTTTACTCAATAAAATAGGTGCTAAAGAGCATGGGTCAAACTACAATCACAAACGATGAACTTGAGGCTATGCTTGATCGGGCTGCACGTAAGGGTGCGCAGCAGGCATTAGCTTCTATTGGCTTGCTCGATGACTCCGCACAGAAAGATATTGTTGAGATGCGTAGCTTGCTTGAGGCTTGGCGGGATACTCGTAAGTCTGTCTGGAATACAGTAACAAAAGTAATTACAGTCTCTATACTCACCTTTATTGCTGGTGCAGTATGGATGAACTTGGATAAGTAAGGGTAAAGTCTAATGCTGGATATGTTTAGCAACAAACAAAAGTACACCATCCTCTCGAAAACAGGCTACACGGGGTCTGACCAGGGAGACGAGATGGAAGCTTTCATGCAGTCTAAGCCCGAGGCCAGATCCCTTGTGCAACGCCTAGAAAGAAAGGCTAAGTCAATGCAAGGCTCTCCTACCATTGCGCCAGAAAATAAGACTATCGGTATGGCTGAAGGTGGGGGTGTAGAGTCTATATCATCTGGTGGCTTTGGCCCTGACGCTAATATTGGACCTAATGATGGTCCCGTTTTTCAAGTAGTTAACCCTGGTTCTGCCTCGGGTGTTCCGATAACAATGGCAGCCGATGAAGGTGGCTATACTGGGTATATGACAAGATCCTCTGGGCTTAGCCCCTCTACTTCTGTTGCTACCCCTAACTACGCATACGTAACCCCTCAGGCTGACCAAGAGATTCAGACAGGACCAGACCAAGCGGCAACTACAGCTGGGTTTGAAACTATTGGAACAGCTGCCCAAGCTACAGCCCCTCAAACAGCACAGGTTTCTACCTTCGCTCCTTCTACTGTTGCCCCTGCGGTTAAAGCAGCAACAGAGGCTACCACAGCGCAGCAAGGTGTTGTCTCACAGCAGGCTCAAGTAGACGCAGCACAACAAGACGAATCGGCAGTGTCTAACTTAACAGCTGCTCAAGGCGCTGCTGTACTAATGGACAACCCTGTGCAGCGTAAGATTGAAGCTGACCCTGTAACTGGTCAAAGTGAACTGATATCTCCTGCAGCTAATGCTGAAACTGCGTCTAAGTTTAATGAAGAGATACAGGCTGCAACAGCTACGCCCACTAAACAAGCTACAGTAGCGGGTCAACTAGAGTCTTTGATGGCTGACTTTGAGGGTGGGGAGACCCCCGCCTGGGCTGCTGGTTCTATGCGAACAGCGATGGCTACGTTGTCTGCCCGTGGTCTAGGCGCATCTAGCATGGCTGGTCAAGCAGTTGTTCAAGCCGCTATGGAAGCAGCACTACCCATTGCTCAGATAGATGCACAAGTACAAGCACAATTTGAAGTTCAGAACTTGTCCAATAGGCAACAACGTGCTATGCTTGCTGCACAACAACGTGCTACCTTTATGGGTATGGAGTTTGATCAAGCATTTCAGGCTAGGGTAGCTAACGCTGCTAAGATATCCGACATAGCCAACATGAACTTTACAGCCGAACAGCAGGTAGCATTAGAGAACTCTCGTGCAGCTAACACGATGTCTCTCGCCAACCTGTCTAATGATCAAGCTATGGTAATGTCTGAGGCATCTGCCTTAGCTAACCTCGATATGGCTAACTTAAATAATAGACAACAAGCAGCTGTTCAGAACGCCCAATCCTTCTTGGGTATGGAGATGTCAAACCTAAACAACAGACAGCAGACTGAGATGTTCAGAGCACAACAGAATGTCCAAGCTCTTTTTACTGACCAAGCTGCTGAGAATGCCGCATCACAGTTTAACTCTGCATCTGAAAACCAGACAAACCAATTCTTTGCTGACCTTCAGGCTAACGTTTCTAAGTTTAACGCAGACCAGAAGAATGCTATTTCACAGTTTGATACTAGTGCTGTAAATGCTACTTATCAATTTAATGTAGCTCAGGATAACGCCTTTAAACAGTTTATGATCTCAAATAGTTTAGTTGTTGCTCAAGCTAACGCTAAGTGGAGACAGACAGCTGCTACACTAAATCAATCAGCAGCCAATGAGAGAGCCTTATACGTAGCTAAAGAGCAGAACGCTTTAACACAGGCAGAGATAGACGAGATCTGGCAGCGTGAGCGAGACGAAATGGACTACGTCTTTAACGCTTACCAAAACGATCAGGACAGAGCTAATAACATAGTTGTCCAGAAGATTTCAGCTGACGGTACACTGGATGCTGCAAAGCTACAAGCAGAGATAGGCGCTAACCAAGAGATAGCTAAAGCTGTATTTGATTGGCTTTACGATTAGAGGATAACAACAATGGCTTTCAAGACCAACTACATGACTAAGTATGACCAGCTTGACAGGTTCACTAAACAACAACAAGATCCTACAACTACACCCGCTGGTGCGGCTTCAAGACAAAGAACCAAGAGAATGGTTGCCTTAGGCCAGTCTCAGGCAGCAGAGACAAAGGCTGATATGCAGTCTAGCGCCCAAGGTGTGAAGAGAATTTTCAATCAGTCTGACATTGGTTCCTCAAGGGAGAGAGGTCTAGGTCCTGACTTTGATGCAGCTTCTTGGATGCAGGGTATCGAGGAAGATTATCAAGAGAATAAAAGAGATGAAGAATACAATGCCTTGAAGATTTCAGAAGATCTTTATGGTAAGAAAGGTGTTCAAGCTGGGTCGGTTGCCTCACAATCTTACTTCGATAACCCTATCATTGAAGGGGAGTTAAGAGGTAGATCTCGAAGAGCAGGTGATGCATCCCCCGAAGTTCAACAAACTATAATGAACAAGATCATTGAGGTGGGCAGCAGATTAGATATGTCTGACTACGAGATTGCTTACACCTTGGCTACTGTAAGGTACGAGTCGGGCTTTAACCCAGACGCTGCCGCCAAGTCTTCCAGTGCTAGAGGTCTGGGCCAGTTTATTAATCAGACAGGCAAGGCTTATGGGATTAACGCAGAGAACCAGTGGGATGTAGACATGCAGGTTCAAGCTGTACTGGAACATACGTCTGATAACTTTAGGATGGCTGCTAAGAAGGGCTACAGTAACGACTACGTTTATGCACTTCACCATGATGGACCTGCACTAGACAGGGGTGGGCTTGGCATAGGAAAAGAAAACGTTATGCCCTTTGTCCCTAAATTCTTAGAACTTGTCAAAAGCTTTAGAGGTGAAGAATAATGGACGGACCTATTCCAGGGCAATCCCTGACTAAGACACCCCGCAATGCTCTATACGAAAGAGCACCAGAGATTGTAGAGCCGAATGATGCTATCGTCTGGCACATGGAGAAGCTGTCTGACCC